AAGTAACCGCACTCACCATTACCAAGACCGATAAGCTGAATGTTTCCGTCTACTGGTGTGTCAAAAAGAGCAGTTCCTCTAAATAAAGAACCTTGACCGGCTGAGTATTTTAGACCTCTGCGGATTTGAACACCACCAGAGCCACTTGGACTTACTGAACTTGTAACAACAGCATAACCATCTTCTTGATAAACACCGCCGCCAGCATACCTAATTGGTGTGACTACCTTCTCGTTGATTGTGTAAACAAAATCCGCTTGACCAGATGGAGTTAGGGATTCAACTCTGACTTCGCCAAAAGAAGTTTGTTGTGCCGTCCCTGGTTCGCCAATAGTTATATTTTTTAGTGGTTTGTAAAAAAATCCCGATCTAGACATTTTGTTGTTATCCTCAAAAAGTAGCCTTCTTATAAATAGTAAAGGCAGGAAGATAAACTCCCTGCCCTACATACCGAGGATAATAGCTATAAAACTATACTACTTCACAAGCACCGCCAGCACAAGCGGCTTGGTCTGTGAGGTTTGTATTGTCATCAGCCTCATAAACATTTGTGAGGTCAATGTCGGTTAGAGACTTGAGCATAGCCTCGTAAGTCTCTTTTGAACAGTCCTCAAAAGGTGCTTGGTCATAGTTGCCACCATCGTAGGGAAGAACTGAAAGACCGTTGTATACATCACGGTTCTCCCACATCCATTCACCAACATCAGCCCACTCTGACTCACGGATGCTTACCGTGGCTGAAACATTGTGGGTATTCTGTCCCTTGCGGTGTCCTTTTCTGACCCACTCCTTTGAAACCTGCGCCACTCGTTTGAGCATGGACATGGCAGACTCTGTTCGATAGATTGCTCCTTCTGGTGCTTTCTGTGGAACAGAAATAACAGCAGTGTCGTGCGGACGGAAGAACTCGTCTTCTATTAGTTCCTCATGGGCGAGTGAAAGATAGTTGTAAATGGCTTCATTCTTTCCTACACGAATACGACGAATGTAATAGTCGTTGTGCCAAGCGTGGATGCCGCTGGAAGTTCCAAGAGTGAGAGAGGTTGTGCCTGCTGGCTTTACGCAAGTGGTTCTTGCTGCGGGTCTTACACCGATAAGTTCAGCAACTCTTTCATTTTCTTTTTTTACTTCCTCGGCTGCTTTTGACATGTCGAGGTTGAGAACAGCACCAGAAGCGATGCCGGTCATTGATACACCGATAAGAGCGTCCTTCTCTGTGTTTCTGCGCCATACGTCGCGGAGATAGTGGAAGTCTGTGTAGCCTGCTTGGAGTGTGCCGATAAAAGCAGCAGCCTTGACACGGGCTTCGTATTCTTCTTGACCATCAAGGTCAGAGGCATTTACTTCTGTTAGGTTGCAGAACTGGTAAGGTCGTAGTGCAATTTCGCAGCAAGGGTTTGTGCCCCAATCTTTGTCGTTAGAAAGATAAATACCGGGCTCACCTGAACCTGACTTTTTAATTCTGTCCCAAAGTTTTAGGAAGTATTCTTTATCAACCTTGTGGCGAAGAATAACTGCTGAGTTATTTGCTCTGCCGCGCTGTGGGTTTGCTTCCCACCAACTTCCCGACTTGGAAGCAATCATTTCATCGTCGTCTGCTGAGAAGAGTGAAATAAGTGCTGCTCTGCGAATACCACCGGCTAGAACTGCGTCAGCGATGTGGCATATCATGTCATGGACTTCAATAGGTTGAAGTTTTTCTCCGTCTTGCTTCTCGCTGAGAATGCCTTCTACTTTTACAAGACACTCGCGAAGAGGCTGTGGTCCAGGGGCTTTGCCGCCAGAAGTGACGAGTCGTGCGCCCTTTGGACGAATGTCAGAGAAGTCGAAGCGAAGCTTTGATGTGCCCTTGAAGTAAGAATAGACAAGAGCCTTTACTGCGTCAGCCCAGCCTTCAATGTTGTCGCTTACTAGGAAACGACGTGTGCGCTTTGGGTTTGGCTTGCGAATCTCTGGTAGTCTTTCGACGTGGTGGGCTTGTACAGAGAAGCCCACGCCTGTGCCACCTAGAAGTAGGAACATACACTCGCCAAATGAGTCAGCGTGGTCAATAGGCATGTAAGCGCAGTTGTAAATGCGGTTTGGGGCAACCTCAATAGACTTGCCGCCGAACTGCATAGAGCGCATGGATGGTAAAACTTTTTTTGTGAAAACAAAGTCCTTGTAAACTTTTTCTATTTCCTCGGCAAGTTCGGGATATTTTTTCATATGCATTTGCATATTTCTGTCGCAGAGTTCTTCCCAAGTCTCTCTACGCTCTTTTTCTGGTAAATACTTTGCGTATTTCATGTGGACGGTAATGTCCGAAAGTATTTGTGTAGCTAGTTCCATTTAACTTTGTCCTCCGTTTCTGAACTTCTTGTACTTTTCTTGTAATGACTCTTGTTGTTTCTTCGCAGCGTTGTCATTAATTTCTTCTGCGGTTTCACCTGTCGAGGGAAGAACGTCAATCTTGATATTGCTCGTATCCATGAAAATAGGGTAAACGATACCATCAGGTCCGTTCCTGTTTTTTGCTACAAAGATACGTCCTGTGTTATTATTCTTGTCTGTAATGGTTCTGGATAGAGTAAAGATGAGGTCCGCTACGAAACACTTATTGAATGCTTCGCTAATTGATTCCATTGTAACCACTTCTGCGTTTAGTCCGCTGCGGTTAGTTTGGCTTGCTGTCCATACGGGACACTCAAACTCCTGCGCCATTCCCCGAAGGTCTTCATAAATAGTCTCTAATTCGATGCGTTTCTCCTTGTAAGAAGAAATAGGTTGCAAAAGATCACCATAATCGACGCAAATTAGGTCAGGTTCAAAACCAGAGCGTCTTAATTTTTCTAGGTGTTGTTTAAGTTTATTTACACTAGCAGACTTTGTTGGGTATTCTTTTACAATAAGTTTTCCTTCAAGTTCTTTTACTTGGTCATAAATTAAATCTTTGAAAGAATGTAAGTCTTGAAGTTTTACTCCTGTGATGCAAGAGTCGAAACGGTTTGCTACAACTGTGTCAAGAAGTTCTAATGTGTAATAAACAACATTTTTTCCTTCCTTGACCGCTTGTGCGCCAAGATGGACGAGTGCCATAGACTTTCCTGCACCCGTTGGAGCAATAACAACTCCCAACTCTCCACGACCTAAACCACCCTTTGTAATGTCATCGACAATCTTCCATCCTGTGGTCATAGGGTTGCGTGAGCGTTTTAAGAAGCGTTCCTCAAAGTCCGCAAGATAGTCATAACCGTGGTCATTGTCCAGACCAAGCTTCATGGCTTGGTTGATAACTTCTGATATTTGGTCGAACGAAGAAGTTTTTAGAAGACCAACGGACTTCATAATAGCTTCTTTTAGTTTTTGTTTCTTGCAAAAGTCAAGAGCAGTGACTTTTACATACTCTTCGTCTTCAACTTGACTTGTTGCAACAATACGAGCAAAGTAGTCTTTTACTTGTTTTTGTAGCACCTCTGACTGTTCTTCCATTTCTGTTTTAATAATGGAAGCCATTATTTCAGTGGAAGGGTGCTTCTCAAACTTTTGTCGATAGTCGGCTAAACGCTCGTAGAATAGCCGAAGGTATTTTACTTCCAAGAAGTAAGGGTCAAACACGTCTGACATTTGGTCGAAGAACGACCTGTCATAAAACATACTTTGGACCAACTTCTCTTGGAAACTTTTACCGAACTTAGAAAAAGTTTCGGTTTCGTAGTCGAGTTTCATTTAGTTCTCCGTTAGTCCTTGTTCAAGGAAATGTTTCGCATGGTGCCCCAGAGTTGGGTAAAGTTGTAGTTTCCAAACCCGTCTTGGGTCATCATCTTGTCTATCTCCATTAGGTTAAAGTCTTGACAGCACTCGCGGAGTGTCCAATCAATTTTTGCTTTTGTTCTGCTGGAAATAGCTGGTGAGTATAGTTGCATCAACTTGTAGTTTTCTGAAACTAACTCTTTGTATTCTACGATGTTCTCAAAGATTTTTGCTTTGTTCTCGGGCTTATCGCAGACTTGGATGAGTTCGTTTAGGTAAACGTCTCTGTCCTCCATTAGAAGCGGGAAACGCTTTGCTACTGTTTTGAGCCCAGCCCGTGGCACACCGTCAAGGTTGTCTGACTTGTCGCCTACAATAGCGCGAGCCAAAGCGAAGTTTCTTGGGTGAATAGAAAACTCGTCCAAGATGGCTTGCTTGGTGACTGCTTTGTCTTGAATAGGTCGATAAACAATAGTTTTGTCATCACAGAGTTGGAAAAAGTCTTTGTCGGAGGAAACAATAACCTTTTCCACGTCTGGGAAGCGAGACACGATGTAGCCCACAAGGTCATCTGCTTCTACGTTCTCTGAGATAAGTTGTGCCACGGGCATTTCGTTTAGATACTCAACGAGCCTGCCCATTTGCCAGATGCGGTTTCTGAACTGTTGGTTGTCTGACATGTGGGTGTTGGGACGGTTAAAGCGGATAGGCTTGCGACCCTCTTTATAGTTTTTATTTTGTGTTCGGCGTTTTAGCGAACCACCTTCACCGTCCCACACCACTACAACAAAGTCTGGCTTAATAATGCGGCACTGCTTTTGTAGGGACTTTAAGAAACCCTTGCAGCCACCGATTGGTTCGCCATTTGATGATAGCGAAGGGTCTACAACATAGTTGCGTAAAAAAGAGTTGTTTCCATCTACTATCATCATTCTGTTCATTTTAGTCTCCAATAAAATCGTCCAGGCTTTTGAGGAACCACGCTTGGAAAGCTTCTTCGTCCCAGGTGTGTAGTCCGTGCATATACATAAACCAATCTTTAAACTGCTCTGTTAAATCTACATTTACATCTACGGAGCCATCAGCGTTCTCACGCAAAGTCTTTACTGTTATGCCTAAATTCCTCGCTAGACCCCCTGACATTCCTAACTTCATAAGTGTCTTCCCCTGTGGTGTAAAAGACTTTGCGAACTCCCACAAAGTCTAACACTTGATGACACATACAGCAAGGCTTGGACATACGAAACTTGTCGTAGTTGTTGATACGAACTACAAACAAAGAAGCGCCCCTTGTTGATTTCTCGGGCACTCCAAGAACAGCGGATATTTCTGCGTGTTGGGTTGCATGACCAAAGTTGTGAAAGTCTCGGAAGCGCTGTCCAAAAGCACAGTAGCAACCTTTGTTGAAGCCGACTGATACAACTGAACCTCCCTTGACTAAAACAGCACCGTGACGTAGTTTGCCATAGGTGCTTTCTTTTGCCATGCGTCGTGCCAACTCAAAATACCGCTGCACACGCTTGCTAGATTTTTTTATTTTTTGTGGCATCAAATGCTCCGCATAAGGATGGAGTATCTGTTATACACCATCCTCGTGCGAATGTCAAGCATTATTCTTCTTCACTGTCAACGTCATAGAAATGAGAAGCATCACCAGTTTGCTCGTCAAACTTTTGGATAACTTCTCTATCCATAAGTCGTAGAATCTGGTTATAAAACTTTTCTTCTTCCAAACATTCCAACCACTTTGTGCCTTGGAACTTTTGTTCACCACCTTCATCATAGATAAGTGTGTACCAAGCTCCACCAGACTTGATTTGGTCTGAACTCTTTACAGCTTGTAGCCAGCTTTCTCGGTCGAGAATACGAGGGTTCTTGTCACCCCAGACAATCTGGAAGGTGCAGTTTCTACCCTCTGTACCAAAGCGAGACTTCTCCAACTTTACTTTTACTTCTGAACCGATACGGAAACCTGCATCGTTCTCAATAAAAGCGTTCTTTGCTTTTCGCTTTGTCAACCAGATACGAAGAGAATAAGAATACGCCAGAGCCTTGCCTCCCGGTGTGAAGTATGGTGTGGTCATAGCCTCTGCCACATTCATGGTAATGTTGGTCTTTAACTGGTTAAGAACCAACAGCACAGAGTTACTGTTCGCAATAGGAACAGTCAGTTTTGACAAACCCTTTGATAAAATGCGTGGCTTTACTGCCATCGAGGACTGAGGGTTGAAGTCTCCTTCAATATCAGAGTTCGATGGTGTAAATGCTAACGAGTCCCAAACAAAAAGATACTTATCGTCTGTCTCGGTTAAAAGCTGTTCGATAGTTTCCAGAACCATCTCAACAGATGCTGCCTGAGCATAGATAAGGTTGTCAATATCACAGCCAGCATTTTCTAAGAAACTTGGGTCAATAGCTGACTCGGAGTCAAAATAAACCACAGAGAAGCCTTGCTTTTGTGCGTTTGCTGCAACCTGTGCAGCCATGTAAGACTTACCGGATGACTCCATACCGGCAATCTCTGTGATGCGACCAACCGGAACACCGGCTAGTTTTCCCCGGCAGATAATAGAGTCAAGCCAGCGTGAGCCAGTTGGAATCCATTCTGTGACTTCTGTCGGGTTATCATTTTTTAAATTATAGGCAACTTCCATGCCAGCCCTTTTATTGATAAGGGCTAACTTATCTTTCATAGATAACTTGCCTGCTTTTGAACTTTCTTTTTTTTGCCTTGGCATTATCCCTCCGTTGTAAGAAGACGGGGGGCTTTCGCCCCCCGTCCAGTGTTACACACCCATTGCAGCGAATGCGGCATCAACGGTGGAACCTGTGGAGGTATCCTCGCCACCGTAGCGAACGGTCTCCTGACCACCCTCTGGCATAAGGTAGTCGTCGAGAATCTTCTGAACCTGCTCGGGAGTCTTACGGTCGAAAATCTCGTAAAGGTCAATGCCGTGCTCCATCCACTCTGCTGCGGTAGAATCTTCCTCACAGAGCACAGATGGCTTTGGACGTGCTTGCAAGCTGTCAAACACAACGCGGTCTCCCTTACCAAAGTTCTTGTTGATGTAGGAAACCTTCAAGTCAAAGCCCTTCTTTGGGTCAGTCACATCGCCATAGTCCTCATCAAGAATGGTCTCAATGATGGCTTTGTAAGCTGTCTTTGGGAAAGACCAAAGAACAACACCTCGCTCTTCCTGCCCACGAATAATCGCAGGAGCGTAGAAGCGCTGGGTGACAAACAACTTCTTTGCTTGGTTTTGGCTATCAGGTGTGCCCTCACGGAACAGTGAAGTAGCGAACTCACAGATGGGGCACTCGTCTCCGAAGTTGCGCTTCGGACACATTACACCACCCTTATCCACATTGTAGTGGAAGTGTAGTTCCTTCACGGGATCACCGTCAGGGTCAGGTAGAATACGAATCATGTGCGTACCAACCTCTGGCTTCCAGAACACATTGTTGTTCTTTCCACTAGCCTTTGCCTTTCCGTCAAGAACGTCGAGTTTTGCTTTAAGCTTGCTAAAATCAATTGCCATTTTATTTCTCCTTATTTGCTATAAACTTGCTATTATTATACTATTCATTACTTGCTTTGTCAATAGCCTCTACCAAAACTTTGTTTTGAACTGCTGTGGTAGAGTTTTTGACATAAATGATATCTTCTTCGTATGGTACGGAGAAGACTTTGAAAGAGGTGCGAACACCTTCTTTCTTGAAGCCGCTAAACGACTTCACTACTTTGTCATAAAGTTCTGTGTCTGTTTTTACCTTTTCCTCACTGATTCCGTAGAACACCTCCTGTTCGCGGGTGAATAAGAGTTTACCAAGATCGGTGACGCTTGTCAAGTCAAAATCGCAGTATGAGATAGAAGAAATAACTGCGTTCTGAGAACTGTCCTCGTCAAGACCAAAAAGGTTGTCCTGGCTTCTAAGCCAGTTAAAAGTGTGATAATGTCGTGCTGCGCTGCTTGCAACTGACTTCTTCATCTCTGTAAGCACCACACCTGGGGTTACTGCTTTAACCAAGTCTAGGTCAAAAAGATACCAACGCTTGAATACCTTGGAGCGCACCATTTCTTGGGTAACTCCGTGTACCAAGTTGTGTGCCATTATAGCACTTTGGTTAAGCAAGTCAAGTTTTGGTTGTAAATAAATAATATCTACTTCTTTTTCTCTTAGTTGCTCCAAAACTCGGAGCGATGTGAGCGACACCATCTCGCCACCTGAAATAACGCACGTTACTTCGTCAGATACGGTGGATAAGTACCGCTTCAACCCTTTTACGGGCTCGTCGTAGCGTTCTGGGTCGGAAAATATTGGTATTTTGAACTCCACAGCGCTGTGACCTATGGTATAGGTGTTATATTCGGGGTAGGAAGCCAAAAACTCTGCGAAAAGAGCGGCTGACTCTCCGATTGATACAATACTTCTCATAGAACTTCCCTCATGTCGCCGTAGTTCTTGCCAATGTTCATGTGAAGGCTGAACTTGTGGTCTCCGTAGGTCGAAAGAACAGACATAATGTCATTTATTTTTCCTTTTTCCTTTGCATCGAAGTCCAAAACTACGCTGTCGTGGATAAAAAATGAAATGTGCGACTTCATACCCCACTCTTTCATTTTATCAGACAGCTTGGCGATGTTTGTCAAAAAAATGTCGTTAAATGTGCTCTGGACGATGTAGTTTAGTGCTCGTGTCTCATCAACCCTAATCTTCCTTCCTAGAGGGTTGGTGATAAACTCGCCATCGTAGAACTTGTTGATTATCTCCTGCCTATTAAATAGTTCTTCAAGCTGCTTGTTTTTCTTACGAGGGTCGTAGAGCCATGCGAAGAACTTCTTTTTAACTTCGTCTCGCGTGTATTTGCCACCGAAGACGTTCTCATTGACCCACTTGTGTAGGTCGCCTTCGGGGATAGGTCTGCCGGTTAGATAGAACAGTGTAGCGACCTCTGCCGAGACAACATCGAACTCAAGAAAAACGTTTCTGTAAGGCTCTATAACGCCGCGCATTTTTTTAGGCATAAGAAGTATTGGAAAAGAGTTTTTCTTCGTTGCCATGCGACCTGTGCGCGTTCCAAAGGTACTATAGTTTATGTAAGGGTTCGCCTTGTATTTGGCGTATTCTGCTCTGCCCTTTTCGGTTGCTAGTTGTACTTTGATGTTGGAAGCGTTGAGTTTTACTGGACGGGTTGATACTTCCTTCGCCAACTTCTCGACTTTGATTAGATGGTCGTAGTTCGGAGGCTTGGGATAGTTTTGTAGAACATGTTGAGTTATTTTATTTTTTAGTTCTGCGTGTTGTTTGAGAAACCTGTGAGGAACAAGTTCGTAGAAACAAAACTCATCGACTGTGAGCCCGACGTGGTAAAAAGACTTGAGCAAGGCTTTGAGCCTGCCTTGGGCTGCTTCCCAACTTTCTTTTAGTTCCTCGGGGCAAACATCGATAGGGTCTTTGCCACCTGTGTAAAGTTCTGCGAACTGAACGTGGTCAGGTAGATAAGAATGATAGTTCCAAGTCGCAGAGCCTTCTTCGGGAATGTGGTCGAAATGTAGCCGACCGTCGTAGTAGGATGCAACACAGGTTTCTTTGTCGTCTAGCGTTTGAAATAACATGCGTGCAGTATAGCACTAGTTTATAGACTTGTCAACTCTAAATAACGCTCGGGAGTTTTGCACGGCAAATATCTTCCATTTGGTGTCTGGTGAGCACCCTCGCAGCCAAGTTGTGATGCGACCTCTTCTGCCTCAAAAAAGTCTTCATATGTCTTAGGTGTTGTTTTCCCTGTGGGGCTGTAAAACATCAAGTTTGAGTTCTTTGCTGGTCCAACAAGTTTTTCCACAAATGTGCCAAAAGGAATTTTCCTGTATGGCTTTATTGAATAATAAAGGCGTAGGGCTTGTTGAAACTTTATGTTACTTCTGAATGTTTCATAGAAGCGAATCTTAAAATAAAGAAGTTGTAAAAGGTTCTCGTTTGCTTTTTGAATAGCAGGCAGTGTTGCTTCTGTTATTACCTCTCGTGTAATCGTTGTTGACTCGTATTTTGTGCAAGGCTTGTTCACATACTTCAAATAAGTAAATGTCGGCTCAGATGTGGCAACAGAGTTGTAAAACCCTGCAAGGTAGTTAACAAATGAATTATAAGATATATCTGACGCGCTGTCAAAGTATCTTTTTATTATTCCCTCTGTGCCAATGTTTATTCCAGAATCTTGACTTGCATATATTTGCATCGCTGGGGAATCCATGTTTGCCATCATTGTCCAAGGATAGTTGCGGTTTACATAGAAGCCATATTTCTCCGCAAGAAGAAGATAACGCTTGAAGCCGGGGTCTTGAACAAATATTTGTTTCAGATCGAAATTGTTTTTTTGCCCTTCTACAAACTCAATGGTCAGACCTGATGCTTTAGGGTTGTTATTGCTCTCCATAAAGCCAGCAAATGTAAATGGAAAGTCATAGCTGTTTTTTGCAAGGAACTCCGCAAACACATTTAAAAATGTTCCAAAGGTTGTGATGTTTCTGTTCTTGTAAATAACGCCTGTCATTTTTTGAAACTGTTCGGTCATAAACTGGTCAAAGCCTTCATAGGGAGACTGATAAGATGACTGTGCTTGTACACGAGTAAAAATTGAATCTGTTTCCCAGCTTCCTTGACTTACCCTATCTTTTATTTCTTTTAACATCTCACCATAAGCAAGTGCAACAAAAGATA